CATGTAGGCCTTGCGCCACGTAGTAGGTGGCTCTGGCATGGATTCATCCCAACTAGCGAATAGCTGGACGTTAGGCATGTCCCTGAGTATCTCAAGGTGCGGGACTAGGTCAGGTACATTCCAGCTTCGAGTGTAAACCCAGAATTTGGTATTGGGGCAACGTCCGACGATCTGAATCCAACTTCGGATGTAGTCTACGGAGTAGAAATCCCCAGATACATGAATCCGGAAGCTAGGCAATCCCTGAATCTTAGCTACCATGTCAGCCACAAAGGTATCAGACTCCGCAGCTTCCCAATTGGCAGCATATGCTTTAGGAACTGAGGGGTATTGGCGATAGAACTTGTCTACGTAGCATAACTTCTCACATACTGGGGAACGTCCTGGGCAAGTCTTGATAGGTGGTAGTGAAAAGCTAGATATTTTGCCTAGTTTGGTGTTCTTGACTGGTATGCTCAATCCCATTGATTATTTACCGCCTTTCGCCTTTAGATGATAGCTATAGGTACCATGCAATCGATTGTCTATCTTGACTGGTAGCCCACGAACTACTGGCCATGAGCACATCCAGAATGTGGACCAATTCCCAATTAGCAGCATATCCCAAACTCTGTCATCTTTAGGGGTAGACGTGACGCGAACATCGTCAGCGTCAACACCATGGGCTAGCTCGAGGGCTGCAACCCGGCTTGTGCGCATTGCCCAATTTTGACCTTTGCGGATTCCATATAGCATGATTCACACTCCTATAAATTAAATCCCCATTGAGAAGCTGGAATGCTGATACCTATTCCAGCTTCAGCATGGATATTTAATTTGAGTATTCGGTTGTATGGCTTCGACTTCCCCTAAAAGGTTGGCCTAGGCGCTTCCCATTGTTACGGGATCATAGGTGGGTTCCTAGTTTATTCCCACTCTTACCAGTGATGTTGTCCACCCTAAGTTTCAAGCTTGCTAGACTCTACTCCCCGGGATTCTAGGCTGAGTCCAGAGTTGATCTCCCTTAAGAGCCCCCTAACTGCAACCTATCCACCGTTGGCACACTGGTTACCAAATCTATTTACTGGCGTGGTGGCTACCAGGTTATATGTGGCTTATCGCCCCGATCCGCTATGTCCATGTTCCCCGATCTGCTACCGGGCGGTAGCTAGTTACAGCTCTTCAGTATGGACTTGATCCATAGACTCCCTGAGGGAGTTTCGCTGTTTATGATACCTTGCGAGCTTTGATCACCCATCGAATCTCAGGCTTGCGCTTGGGACCAACTACAATGGTGCGCACCGCAGCTTCCCCCTTTTCGGTGGCTCGTTGTTCAGTTCTGGGAAATTGATTTCGCATAAGGCGCATAAACTCTTGATGTTGAGATACTCCAATGCTCCACAGTGTTCGCAGTGATGTTTTGTCATTGTCTTGATGCCCCCCCTTTATAGTTGATAATGAAAGACTAGCACACGGCGTAAGGTTTGTCAAGGGGGTAAGACAAGATGCTGGGAAAGTCACGTTGGAGCAGATACGGGAATTGCCCAGAGACACAGGTTGCAACGGCAGTAGATAACAGCTATGCTGGTCCCAGCCGCTTAGGCAAATTCTGTGCATTATGTTAATCGCAGAGATAGCACGCATCATCGCCTGGTGGGCAGCCGGACCGATCGTGGTCTCAGCCGGCCGCATCGGTCCAGCTGCGGTGTGGGCAGAGCGGCCCTACGTGGTGCCGGCGGAGCCAGGGCCAGAAGCCACGGAGCGCAGGATACCGGACCTTGGCTATCGATGGGTACAATGAGTGGGTATTATACCGATAACCATAGCTCGGTATAATACCCACTCATTTTTGACTCCTGAGGTATGGCCATTGATGCTGCAATAAGGTTTCGGGTGATACCTATTAGAGGTATGGCCATTGATGCTGCAATAAGGTTTCGGGTGATACCTATTAGAGGCAAAGCATGGACCCCCCTATCCCCCCCAGCATGGCTTAGGATCGCTCGGGTGGTATACTATAGGTATCCCTGACAGACTTTTTTATTCAAAGGAGCCTCATGGCTATTCCCATCGTAGCACTAACCGAGGCTGATAAGCACATCGATTTGAAGAGTCTGTCGGTCATAGCTGTGGCGGCATGTGCGGCCTGTATGGCCATTGTGCCTCGCAAGTTTCGACGTAGAGCGCATACCCAGATTTGTTCCAAGTGTTTCGAGTCATGCTTCACTTTTACTGAGTACGCAGGACAGACTATCTGGTTTTTATGTGATGTTTGTGCTGATATGCACGGGAGTTTGGATGGCGATCTGACCACCAAGGTGTACATTCTCGCCCTGATACTCATGGTCGTGAACGATGCTTAAAGTTGGAGGGCTATTCTCTGGAATCGGAGGATTTGAGCTGGGCCTTGAACGAAATGGGTACGAGACGAGTTTCTTCTGTGAAATACTACCTGAAGCGAAGAGAGTACTAAACACTCACTTCGAAGGCATCCCGATTTTTGATGACATCACCGTACTGAAGAAAATTCCAGAGGTAGATGTCCTTACGGCGGGGTTTCCCTGCCAGGATCTAAGCATCGCAGGTACCAAAACAGGAATCAACGGCCAAAACTCTTCTAGGGTCGACCATCTGTTCAGGCTACTGAAAGACCAGGTCAACAGCAAACCCAAGTGGCTTTTGATTGAGAATGTTGCTTATATGCTTTCTCTGGACAAGGGTAAAGCCATGTGGCACCTTGTTAAGCAAATCGAAGGGCTAGGCTATAGATGGGCATATCGAGTTTTAGACGCAAGAAGTTTGGGTGTCAAGCAGAGGAGGCTGCGAGTCATCTTCGCAGCCTCACGTGTTGCTCACCCCAAGCATGCCCTTTTCAACGAGGATATCGGACGCAACCCTTTCGATGATTCCGTATCTAGGATTGAGAATGACGCAAACTACGGCTTCTATTGGACAGAAGGTTTTCGTGGAATCGGTTGGGCCAAAGAAGCGATACCGCCAATCAAGGGTGGGTCAGGCTTGGGCATACCTTCCCCCCCAGCTGTTTGGAACTCCTCACATGATTTTTTCGGCACGCCAAGTATCCAAGACGCGGAAATCTTCCAGGGATTTCCGGCCGAATGGACCGCTCCCATCGAAGAAGATGGAGAGTTCAAACAACGCCACCGCTGGAAACTGGTCGGAAACGCGATGTGCGTACCAATGTCGAATTGGGTCGGTCAAGCAATCAGAAAACCTACAGAACTCTCTGATACTGCCACTGCGTGGGACAGTAATGGAGGAGCTTGGCCAAAGGCTGCGTTTGGTGAAGGTGGACGAATATATCAGGTTGGGGCGACCCCTTGGCTTTTCGAGCCAAACTGTGGTTCTCTTTCAGATTCCCTGCTTAACCCGCTAAAGCCTCTTTCACACAGAGCTGCCGCCGGATTCTACAACCGCGCCTGTAGGAGCCAAAACGTCGTATACAGCAAGAAGTTCATGATGTCTATCGAGAAATATATGAGGATGACTTCGCCATGACAAGAGCATTTATTTCGCCTAATACGCTTATTGCGCAATTCACGGAAAGGAACTTCATGGGGCTATGTCTGTAAAATCATCGCCGCTCCACGTTGACCGCGGTGGTATGATGAAGGCATGGATGATTGCCCACATCTAGGGTGCTCTGACCGGGTGCATCCGATGACCTTAGAACAGATACGAGAGATGCTGCCCCCGTCCTCTGTAGCATCGAGGTCTATGCTCAAAGGATTGTTTGCCCAAGGTGCGATAACATCCATGCCGGGATGGACTCAGGAGGAAGCCAATGACGAAGGAACGTCTGGGAATATCGAAGGCACCGAAGAAGCGGAACACGGTCTACAACGATGATGGGAGTGCCATAAAGAGTCCAGGCGGTCAGTATGGGGCACGGGACAGGTACGATGATACAACTCGTCTCAAGGAGCAGCAGGTAAAGCAGGATGCTTTCTTGGCAGCATATCCTGAGTTTGGGAGTATCAAGGCAACTGTGAAGTCCATTGCTCATATTCTGGAGTCGAAGAGCATTGAGGGCAGCCAGCGTATGGTAAGTCACTGGCTGGAGCGAGATAATCTAGGGTTCATCGAGCGGTTTGCTCAGGTCAAGATGGAGCATGCTGAGTATCTGGAGACGCTGGCTTTGGATAGGGTCAAGAATGCAGGTCCCCAGGATAAGATTGGCTCAGATGTGCTCCTGATTGCGCTGTTGAATGCCAATAATCCACAGAAATTCAAGAGATTTGGGGATAATACCGATAAATCCGGGGCTGAGTCCCTCAAGCAGCTACGAATCATTGCCAATCACCTAAAGATTCACCCTGAGTTAGCACCGGCAGCACCCGAAGATGACCGTGAGAGCAATAAGGAGGCCATGCAACGGCTCCTAGCTGACCGTTTCCCGCAGGAAGAGACAGATGCCGGCCAAGAGTAAGAAACAGCAACGCTTCTTCGGGGCAGAACTGGCTCGGAAACGGGCTGGTAAGCGTACCAAGACCGGATTATCCGAGAAGAAGCTGCGAGAACATGCCAGAAAGAAGAAATGACCACCGCTCCACCCAAATTCCCACTCTCTGAGAGCGTTCAGTGGCTCTACGATACGGTGGGCTTCGACCCAACACCAACCCAGTTGCCCATCATATCCTCTCCCAAGCGATTCATTCTCGTGGTCGGTGGTGAACAAGGGGGCAAGTCCCTGACCGCCTCCAAATACACCCTGAAGCGAGTCCCTGAAGGCGAACCCCCTGGCCTCTACTGGCTCGTTGCCTCGGATTATGATGGCACCCGGCGTGAATTTGAGTACCTGGCCGAGGACTTTGCCAAACTGGGCTGGCTCAAGCCTGGGGTACAGGGTCAGAGCAAGCGCGTGGACCCAGGCTTCCTGGAACTCATTGATGGCACACGGTTCGAGACCAAATCCGGTAAGGATGCCTCCAAACTAAGGATGAATGCCCCCAACGGCATCATCGTTTGTGAGGCAGGCACCCTGGATTTCGAGGTCTGGCACCGTATCATGGGACGGGCTGCCCCTGCCAGGGCCTGGGTATTCGCCTCAGGAACCTACGAATCATCTCTGGGTTGGTATCCCAGCCTTGCAGAGGAATGGTCACTGGGCCGGGGCGATAAACAATCCTTTGAACTGCCCTCACCCAGTAATTTCCACCTATATCCTGGCGGCATGGATGATCCTGAGATACTGCGCCTGAAGAAAGAATCCTCGGATGATTTCTTCATGGAACGCATCATGGGCAAACGAGTCCCACCCAAGGGACTTGTGTTCCCTGAGTTCAAGGTGGATGTCCATGTCCAGGATGTTTCCTGGGTTCCTGGCACCCCTGTGGAGATTTGGATAGACCCAGGATACTCTGAGCCTTCCGCCTATGCCCTCCATGCTGTCCAGTATATAGATGGGCAAATACAGGTATTTCATGAAATCTATGAGCGGGGCAAGGTATCTGAAGATATTATCCACATGTGCAAGCGGTATCCATGGTTCGATAAAATTGTGGGTGGTGCCATCGATGTTGCAGGGACTCAGCACCACGGCTCATCTGCTGCTTCCGAGGATTGGCTTAAGATAGGTGGCATCCACCTCCACTCCCAGAAAATACCTATTAGTCAAGGGATTGAACGCCTCAAGACCTTCCTCAAGACATCATCCACTGACCAGGTGCCAGGTATTGTCTACTCACCCACGTGCAAAGGTGTTCTGGGTGAGTATGGCGTCGTCCCTGACTTCTTTGACACTCAATCCCACGGCTACCGCTGGCGGGTGGACCGAGATGGAAATGCCTACGGCGAAACTCCAGAGGACAGATACAATCATGGCATCAAGGCTGACGTGTACGGCCTCGTTGCCCGCTTCGGATACAGCCGTGCCCAACAGGGCAGCAAAATCAGGGTGAAGAGGTGGAAGTGATAATCAGCCAACATGGCAGACACGAGCCTAATACGCTTATTGCGCAATTCACGGATTGGTGCCACCTATGTGGGCGACGAAGCTATGCGCTCGTCGATATTTGGTATCCAGAGAACGCAGAACATGATAAAAAGAATACACGATATATTCGTATCTGTTCGCAGTGCGGCAGTGATATCGCCACTACGGCCTTAGTTGACATAACGCATACACCTGTGGTGTGATAGGTACCATCATGGCCGATGCTGTCGAGACTATTCTCAATAAGGTCAAAGGACACCGAGAGGTCACAGAAGACCGCCGTGTGCGTATGGAAGGCGACTATGTTCTCTGGCGTCTGGAACAGTATGATGCTGGCGAGGACTACGAATCCTACACTTCCAATGAACCACGAGCCTACGCTGATAAGATAATCGCTTGGCTTGTGGATTCAGTCCTGACCATCAGAATGCCCCAGACCAACTCCCAGAATTTCGAACGCCGGCAGATGTCAGCCAAAGAACGGTTCCTCATCGGTATCCTCGACTCTGCTGATGAACGCCTCACAGATATGATTCTCCCCAGTGTCCGAGAACAACTGGCTTGGCATATCTGTCTCCGTGGCTGGTGGGCTAGCCTCTCTCTCCTACGCAAACTCAAAGACGGCTCGACTATTGTGGATATGACCCCTTGGGATCCAATGCACACCTACTGGGGCATTGGCAAGGGCGGCAAACTGGCATGGGCTTGTCTCCATATGCGCAAAACATCAGCAGAAATCATGGCTGAGTACGAGTTCAAGGTGGAGTCAGATACCGATGATGATGATGAAGGCCATGATATCTACAGCTACTACGATGACACCGACCATGTCCTGATTCTGGGCAGCGGCGATGAGAATGCCGAGAATGGGACTCTCCTACGTAAACCCGAACCCCATGGTGCCAGAGCTGCTGATGGCTCTCGACTCTGGGTACCTGTATCTATCGGTGCTGTGGGGGCAACACCACCCATTCAGGGCTACAACCATTCTGGTGGACGGGCAGGCAATGACTACAACGCCGACCCTGGTGATAGCATCTACGGGGCAGACCGCAGGCTGTATGAGATTCGCAACCAGGTCATGTCTATCATGCTGGAGCTGGTAGCCCGCAGTCAGAAGCCAGGGATGAAGGTAAAGAGCCGGGATGGGTCCAAGACCCTAGATGAGGACCCATTCAAGCAAGGCTCAGAAATCTCTCTTGCTGAAGGCGATGATGTTGAGGCCCTCGACCCATTGAGGATGGCCATTGATACCCTGCCCTTCCTTGGCAATATCTCCTCAGAGATCCAACGGGGAGCTATTCCCTACTCGGCCTTTGGTGAGTTATCCTTCCAACTATCTGGATTTGCCATCAACTCCCTGAATGATAATATTGGAACCATCCTTCAGCCTCGGATTGCTGCTCTTCAGAGGGCATATCGACAGATTTGCATGATGCCCGCCGACCAGTATGAGGGTGGTGGCTACCAGTCATTCCAAATCAATGGCTTCGATATCAACCGAGATTACTTCAGTGAGCAGATTGAACCTGATGTCATCAAAGGCACAGGGACGCCATTGTTTGAAATCACAGCTATCCTGCCCGCAGATGACCAAGGTAAGATGCAGCTTGCCAGCGTTGCGAGACAACTGGTCAATGGTAGGCCGATGTTGCCTGACCCATATATCTGGGATACCATTCTCCAGATACAGAATCCTGATGAACTTAAAGCACAGATAGATGAACAAATTGCTCAACAAGCATCACCCAAGGCAATGTTGTATACATTAATTGATGCCCTGCTAGAGCGTGGTAATATGCCACTGGCAATAATTTATAAGGAAGAGTTGGAAAATATTATTCTCCGAGAATTCATGGCCAAACAACAAATGCTCTTGGGGGGTGGGCTACCTCCTGGCCCTGGTGGGCCGCAACAAGGCGCACCTCCAGGTCAGGTACCATCAGCAGTGCCACCCAACTTGCCCCCCGAAATATTGCCATCCCAGTTACAGGGCGTTCCGCAGGCACCGCCAACGCCCCAGGCTGGCCCTAACGTACCCCCAGGCACTCCTAGACCGGGTGCCCAAACCGGAGGTAGCCCGTGACTCCTGATGAGATATTAGACCAGTATTTCCGAGGTAAGCTAACCAAATCAGAAGCCGCTGACGAGTTTAACAAGTTCGCAGGCAATGAACAGGGAGCAGCCTGGCTACAGTTCAGAGTACAGCAACGATTTCCAAGTATTCAGAATCCCCCTACCACTTGGACGAATATTGCAGAAGAAGAGGGCAAGGGTCGTGCTGCCACGCCACCGCTGGCCACGCCACGAGATTTGGCTCGTGAAGTTGCCGAAGAGCAGGCAGGCGGCCCTGTCACTGGTGCCCGTGGACAACGACGGACTACACCCGGTTCTGTTCCGCAAGCTATCTCAGACGAAACAGTGGCAGAACTACGTCGACAAATAGAGGCCGAGGAACGACAGGATGGCCCCGCACAGGGCTTCCTGGACATCATTAATCAACCCGTTGATGATTTGCCTCCCCCACCTCCCCCA